GTAAAGTCCTCAAAAGAACCTTTTTGTTTTTGTAAAAATGCAAATACTTCTTGCGACTTCTCTTGTTGTAAAGGTGGCATTTGCACTGTAAAAGAAAAATATTGACTACCTATTTGTCTGACTTGTTTTCTACCTGATAAAGTCTGATTAACTAAGGTAGGTCTATTATCTTTAAAATTTAAACTTCTAAAATTAGGAGATGTTGGAAATTGTCCTGACATTATACGACTCCCATTTTGCCTTGATTATTCATGGCATTGTTTATGATTGATGTTATCAATCCTTTTCTTGATGCTAGTAACTGGTCAAATCCAGCAGCATCTACTGTTGATATGTTGAAGTTTACTGTAGCTCCCATACCTTGACCTTTAGTATGGTCAATAACAGTTTCATTGGGATGTAATATAGCAGGGAATCCACCTCTTCCATCTACACCACCTGCTCTTACACCATATCCTGTAAAACCACCGCCTTCATTTGTAGGGATTTTTATCGAACCTGTTAAAGCTGCTGCTTGAGCAGTTGAGCCTTCCATGTGAGCACCAATATCACTTATAGTTCCTTTAACCATGCCAACTAATTTTTGAACTATAAATACATTTATTAATTCATTTAATACTGCTCTTGCAACTGAAGTAGCTAAATCTTTAAAATCTAAGAATTGTTGATTAGTAAAATCAAAGAAATTCTTAAATGCGTTTGTTAATTCACCCTCTACTGTATCTGCAAAACTTTTAACTACTTGTATTGATTCAGTAATTTCTGATTTAATTCCTTCAAAAGTATTTGTTATTTTAGGTAAAGTAATATCTTCTAAACCTGTAGCAGCATCTCCAATATCTTCCAAACCTTCGACACTTTCATCAAAAAGTTTATTCATTCCAACTATTGCAGCACTAGCTGCTGCTATACCAGCACCAACTTTTACTAAACCAACACCAGTAACACCTTGTAATAAAGTACCTGCTGTAGCTGCTGCTTGAAATGCTTTTGCTAAATTAACAACTGTAACTGCTACTGCTGCTATTCTTTGAGCTACCATTACTGAAAAAGCTACTGCAAACATTTTTGCTAATATCTCTATATTTTGTGCTAAAAATCCAACAGTATTAGCGGTAGCTGCAAATATACCTGTTGATTTTTCAAATTCACCGACAAGTGTTATAAAGTTTGTTTTGAGCATACTTATTGATTGCCCAATGGTCATATTCATATTACCAACAACTTCAGATGTTTCTGCTGTTGCTGATATTAATGTTGGTAAAATATTTTCTGCTGTAATTTTACCTTGAGCACCCATTTCTCTTAATTGACCTGTAGAAACACCCAATCCTTTAGCTAATAATTCAGCTAATGCAGAGTTTTGTTCCATAACAGAATTAAGCTCATCACCTCTAAGTGTTCCTGAAGCTAAACCTTGAGCTAACTGTCTTGAAGCATTTGCAGCTTCAATAGCAGAAGCACCTGAGATAATAAATGTGTTTGCGACAGTTTGTGTCGCATCAGCAACTTGTTGTTGAGATAAACCCATCTCTTTAGTTGCAAAAGTAATTTTTGCAAACAAGTCACCTACTGCATCAAAATCTGACCTTGATTCTAATGCAATTCTTTTCATGTGTGCCATAGCTTCTGCTGTACCAGCAGCAGTACCAGTTAAAGCACCCATTCTGTTTTGAAGATTAACAAATGTGTCTCCTGCTCTTACAAGCTCTCTGACACCAAAAGCAGCGACAATCTGATTTCTTAGATTTCTAACAGCATTTTGCGTAGAATCTATATCTCCTTTAAATTTTCTAAAAGCAGCACCAGTTTTATTTTCTCCTAGTATTCTTACTTTTATATCAGATTTAGCCATTTTGTTTTTGTATTTCCTCTTGTTGTATATTTAGATAAGCAATCCAACCATTAAACTCTTCTAGAGTCATTTCTTCAATTTCAGCAACAGTTTTGTGCAATCTTTCTGCTAGAGCATACATAGAATATAGCTGCTTATCTTCAGCTACTTTTTTTGCATATCTCCTTGCGATATATTACCCATTATTTCAGTTGCTACTCTCACTAAAACACTACTATCAACATGGTTTAACAATTTCTGTTTATGTTCAATAGTAAAATGCTTGTCTCCATTTTCATCTAATGCTTTATATATTAATACATATACAAGCATCTCAACCTCATCATCTTTAGCAAGTTTCATAAACTTTTTCATATCAAATAGGGTGATAGGTTCACAAAATATTTTCATAGGTTGTTCGCCATCACCCCATTCAGGTACTTCAATAAGTTTCTGTCCTTTGCTTTTATAATGAGCTACTAGATTATCTATTGCTGACATTTTCTTATACTTCTGTTGATGTTAAAGCACCATTGCCTTGTACTGAAATACTAGCTTCAACCAATCCATCAAATGATGCACTTCTTGAAACTCCAGTAACAATAGCTGAACCAGTGTAATAAGTATCACCTGATGCATCTCCTTCAGGATAAACATTTAGTGTTACTTCTGAGCCAATGGTTAAAGCACCTTGACCTGAAGTATCAGTCTCATCCCAAAATACATCTAAACTTCCTGAGAAAGAAGTCAATGATGGTTTATACGTTCTAGCAGAATCACCCATTGAAGTATCTTCTAAAGTATCAGCAGTTTCTTCAATAGAATAAGACCTAATTTCAGCTACAGAGTTAGCACCGACTTTTACAGTACCTTCACTTCCTTTATGTGTTGCCATTTTCTACCTCGTCTTTCGACTTTTTCTTAGAAGAAGGTTTAATTTTATCTTGCGAATGGACTGCTTCTTCTTTCCAGCCCTTTTTCTTCATTGACTCAACCTGAGTAGGGTGAGCTATTACAGAACTTTTACCATTTGGACTAATTAATTTCATAATTGTCTCCTATACTGCTACGTCAGGATTTTTTTCCTTGACATAGTAATTACTTATAAAGGTTAGAGAAACAAATCCTAATGGTTTCTCACCTTCGCCGTTAAACTCAATTTCAGTTGATTCAAGATAAGTATCTTTTGCTTTGCCGTCAAGTGTCCTATCTGCTGCAATAGCTTGTTCAACCTCTTTGCTTATTGTATCAATAGTATCATCAAAATTGGTTGTTGCCTTAGCATATCCTTCAACAACTACTGATAATTCTCTACTCATAACTCTATCAGTACCTATAACAATAGGCTCTGATGTTTCTGATTTTGTATATATAACTAATGCTGGTAATTTTGTATTTTCTATTGGATAAACTCTTGATTCATAAACGTTAGCACCAGTTGTTGATAATCCAGTTAAAGTAGTACCAAAATATTCTCGTATTTGTTGTCTTATATGATTTGCCACTATGCCTCTTCTAACATTAAAACAGTAAACCCTGTTTTATCTTTTTGAACATTAATTATAGTATAGTTTTGCGCTGCTTTTAATATATTACCCTCAACGTCTGTAGTTGCATCTGCATTTAATAAATCTCCATACGCAACATTTGGAACATCAATGCTCCTGCAATAAGCGATAGGTTTAGTGGCTTCAACACCTATACCATCATCTTGTTGTATATACTCTCTATTTAAAATAATTTTAATAGCACTGGATATACCATTTTTTATATAAGTAGCATTAATGGCATGGCCAAAATTAACATCAAAATATGCTATCATATCTTCTTCAGTCTCTAACATGTACTGTGACATTATTGCTCCTCTAAAACTACTTCAATTAATCCTGTATTATCAGGCTCTACTGTTTTAATTGCAAATAATGTTTGCGGTACAAGTATATTGCCATTGTTTGTAGTTATAGCATTTACTTGTATTTTGTCACCATGATTTATATATGGTGCGTCTGTAGCTTTAATAATTGCTCTTGGTTGATAACCATCTACTGGTGCTGCGCCACTTGCAATACTAAAGTATTCTTGATCTATAATTATATTTATAGAATAAGCATCACCAGTATCTATATCAAACCAAGTATCTATAAGTCCTGTTCTAGCATCCCATAAAGTTGTTTGAGTTTCAAAAAATGTAGCAGACACTCCATGAGCATTTGGGTCTACATAAGAGTTAAAATCTGCAGAACTCTCAATAGGCATTATTTTTTAGTTCTTTTCTTTGTAGGTTTTGTATCAGATTTTTCTAAGCCAACGCTTCTATTTGCTTTTTTAGCTTTAGGCTTTTCAATATAAACTTCAGCTTTATTATATCCGCATAGTTCGTGGCCAACATGCTCAGGAAGCTCTATAACGTCCCCTGCTGCAACCTTTTTACCATTAGCTACTGTGTCATTAGTTATTAAAAATTTCTTCATATTTAAGCTGGGGGTATTGCTACCCCCATTCCATTTAAGCATTGACTAATTAGTCGCTTGATTTACAGAAAGATACAGCATGCCTTACAGCCACATCAACAGTTTGTAGAGCAACAATTCTTACTCCGCCTGTAGTTGAAAGAGCATATGGATCAACAGTTATATCTAATCCACCATACATACCAATTAATAAATCTGCAAAATTACCAAAGTAGTAATCACCAGCAGTTACTTGTTTTGATCTTACAACATCATAACCATTAATGTTTCCATCAGGGCCAACAATCATTTGACCAAACCCACTTGCTTTATCTACAGTTTTTAGGTTACCCCAATCTGAAGGTCTAGCAATATATTTTAATGAGCCTGTTAAAGCATTGTCATCAGCTACTGCTGATTCCATAGCTACAAGTTCTGCGAATGTTGGAACAGCAGCAGCAAAAGTAGTAGTGTTAATACCTGAAGTATTAGCAATACCAGTAGGCTGGCCACTTGAACCTGAACCGGCTAAAGCGCCTAAATCAATAGCAGTAGCTATTGAAGCACTTAAATCATTTCTAATTAAGCTTTCAATATCTAAAGATGATTGCTGAAGCATAAGTCTTGAAGCGTCTGTAAACGCGCCAATTACTTTAGGTGACATAGTTACTGAGCCTGAAGTAAATTCACTTTCAGTTGCAGGGTTATTTTCTGGTGAAATCCAATTAGCTGATGAAGCAGCTGATTTTTTTGGAATAACAACATTCCCGTCAAGCCCTCTTAGCATAGTTGCTCCTGCTTGCATTACTGATGAAGAATTTCTTAATACATCAATAAAATCTCCGCCTCTGTAATCTTCTGATATAAGAGTTGAATCATCGCCTGTATTAATTGCTCTTTTGCTCCAGTTGCCTAAAACTTCTGCAGGAAGCATAATGCCTTGAGCTGTTTTACCGTATTGTCTAGCGGCCTCATCTGAACATTCAAATTCAAATCTAGCAGCTTCTTGAGCTTTTCTGTCTGAAGGATTAGCTAATGCATTAATTGCTCTAACTAAAGAGAATTCTCTTACTTCTTGTTTGTTCATGCCAATTTCAGCAGTTTCTAAAGGCTTGTCATTACAAATTTCATTAAGTAATGTTCCTCTAAATTCTTCTACTGAAAGACCGTTTCTTATAGCGTCATCAGCTAAGTCTCTTTTATTATGCTTAACAGCTAAATCAATAATTTCTTTCGAATTTCTTTTAAATTCAGCTTTAGCTTCCTCAAGAGTCTGGCTTCTGACTTCATCAAGATTAATATCTTGTTTTTTTTCTTCTGTCATAATAATACCTTTTTTTAAGTTAGCAGAACGACCAACTCCAACAAGTCGCGACTGGTCTGCCGGCACAGAAACACTGGATACCTCCATTGGAGTCCAGGCTGCGCGGTAGTAGTCTTCTTCACCGTTGTTATCTCGTTCTAATTTATTTACTTTATACCCAACACTAATATTCATACGAATACCATCTTGAATATCCTGGAAAACTTCTTGAGCAAGAGCTGATCGTCCTAATCTTACTACCGCTATTGTCTTTTTAGCAGTCTCATCAAGTTTAAATTCTTCAATTACCCCTATTTGCTTAGTCATATCATGATCTAATAAAAAAGGAGCTCTGCCGGATGATACAAATTCCATATCTATATCATCTAGCTTATGGCTTAAAACTTCTAAGCCAAAAGATCGCTCTACCGGTTCTTCAGATGAAACCCCGATACGAACTAATCTATTTTCTTCGTCGATATATGAATTTTTAGATAAATCAATTGTTCTATACCTTAAAGGTAGGTCAACAATTTTTCTTTCTTCTTCTTCATTATCATACTCAGAAGAAACTGCGTCAACATTTTCTTCTTCAACTTTATCCTCATGATGTTTTGAAAACTCAATAATTACAGAATCATCTGTTTCGTTTACATTAAGGATATGTCTATTTTCTTTGTCATTCATAGTTTTTTCCTCTTTCGATGATAAAGGGTGAGATTTAGGAAGTAAATCTGTATCATGCTTCCCACTTCTATATTTTCCATTACGCAAAGCGTATAAGAAACTATTAACACGCGCCATTGCCCATTGATTTGCATTACTAACCTGAGGCCGGACTGAGCCTGGATTTGTATTAAAAGCCCCTATGCCGCGTTCATAAACTTGTTTTAAAACAGATAATGTTGTTCTTTTGCTTTTTGCATCACCCACTTCTTCTTGATGCTCTGTTAATTTATTTTTAAGAGCTTCTTCTGTTTTTTCTGAAACTGCTCTTTCTTCTATTGCATTTTCAAATTTAATATATTCAAATTCATTTCTTTCTAACCAAGATTTTGCTTCTTCTGAAGTGAATATATCTGAATCAAATCTTATGCTTTGTATTAATCTTTCATTATTTTTAATACCGTGTATTACATGTATACCTGTTTTAAATTCATTGTTTTTTCTTCTAAAGCTATCAAATTGTTTTGGGTCTTCAATTCGAGCCGCATGCTCGTTTGGGTAAGGTCGCTCATCTAATTTACGCTCGTCTTCTTTTTTCATTTGTTCAACTAATTTTCTTGACCAGCTGTAGCCAGCATCTCCGCCCCAAAGTCCCCATGCTATCCTTCCATTACTTGGAAATCCTTCTTCACCGGGTCTAAAACCTTCTGCTTTTTTATCTACTTCGTGCCTTGAAAAATAACTATACATTCTTTTAATTGTACGATCAGATAAATCAACGCCATTAACAATTTGATTTGCTCGAGTTACACCAATACGTGTACCGCCTCTTTTAAATTCTTTACGCCAATCTAATGCTCTTTGAGCATCTTCTTTCATTCCTTTATTCGGTATCGCCATTACTTCCTCCTTTTATATCAGGCTCTATTGGCAACTTAATGCCAAATGGCTGGAATGCTGTTTTAATGCCATATTGCTCAGCTAGTTTTTGCTCTCTTTCGTGCTGCTCGTATAACTCTTCTACGTCTCTTCCATAATTTGATTGAACATCTTGATATGTAACAAGACCTGCTTGCATACCACTAATAGATGCATTCATTTCTTTTTGAGGATCAACCCACTGAAATGACCGACCAATAAATATTGCATCGTTAGCAAATTTATTATATTTTGACATGGGCAAAGGAATATTAGTTTCACTGTCCATAACAATAGCTCCACTTGATATAGACATTTCAAGCCATTTTTCAAACACAGGACGCATAAAATGATCAACTACAAATCTTTGATATAGCTTATACATTTCTCTATCTTCTAATGCGCCTGCGCGTAATGAACTGTAGTTTACAGAGCTCAAGTCATTTGTTAATGCATGATATGAAATATTTAATCCTGAAGCTATTCCTCTTAATACTTGTGTTGTAAACGAACTAAATGCTGTTGAAGGATGATCAGGATCAAACGATTTAAAATCCATACCAGCAGGTAATTGTTCAAAGCTGCCAGCTTGTGCCTCCATAATAGGAGTATATTCATCTTCGTAGCCTTCGCCTATATAGCCGTCACCATCTGGGCTTGTAAAGAATCCCATTTTTGCTGCTGAAACACGTGCAGCTGTTATTTCGGCTTCCATATAGCCATTAAGCATTTTTATTTGAGGCATAGCAGAAGCAGTCATAGGCACGCCTCTGGTCTGTTCAGCGCGATTTGGCATATATGCATGTATAATTTCTTCAGCAGGAACTCTTATATGCTCTTTAGGTGATTGATAAGTATTATCATAAGGATGATTTTTAAATAAATAATAAGCAACCGGTTTATCAAATTTATCAACTTCAACGCCCATTTTAATTCTATTTTTTGTTTTTGAGTTAACGCCATTTTTTTGTTCATCTAAATGGTCTGCTTCTAAAAATTGAATTTTATATTTATATTTTGAATCAGTTGGTTTTGCATGACGAATTAATACTTCGCCGTCTCGCATTAATGCTTCTACAAATAGTTTTTGACAATCTAAAAATGACTGCCGCCCATTTAACGTGCAGTTTCCCATTTTTGACCAATTTTTAAATTCTCGTTCTATAGTTTGATTGCCTATTATATCTAAACTACCTTTTGAATCTCTTGCTTTTACACTTAATCGAATACCATTAGCTCCAATAATATTGCTGATCATTAAGTTTAAATATCTTGTAACATAAGAATCATTTCTAGCTAAATCTCTGCTTCTATCTCTTAATATTCTTAGTTGATCTTTAATTTCAGCGTCTGCGGAAGTGTTTGAAGCGTGAAAATCTGCAAATAATCTACCTGTATTAGCGCCCGCATATCTCCTGGTTGAAGATATTTTTTTTATTTTTGTTTTATTTTTAGGGGTAAACCTATCATACCACGCCATATTTAAAACCTCGCCTTAATTGAATTACCCGAAGCCTTGTTATTTTTTAATCTTGCTTTTTTAATTTCTTTTAAATACTCTGACTTATATCTATTTCTAAAAGTTAACAATTCATCAATTGTTAGTCTTGATAATGATCTCCCTGCAATTGACATAGAGCTTTGGTCCATTGTTGCCCTATTTTCAATAACTGCTTCAATTGCGTCTAATACTTTTTTTGCATGGCTTCGTACTGAAGTAGTTGTAGTAGCATAATTATCTTGTATTTCTGTAAAACCTTCGCTTATTTTAATTCTTGCTGAATCGCTTGTTCTTGTAATATAAGAAACCCAGTTATACTCCCCTTTTGTATATGAAGATGTATCTGTTGTTTCAATAATATATTCATTATTAGATTCGCTTGCGCTTAAAGTGAAATTTACAGCTGCCGCTCCGTCAATAATATTAAATTCATATGAAAGCGAATAATCTGCAGTAGGATAATCATCCGAAAGATCAGTTTTTTTCCATGCCCAAAAATCACCAAGCTGCAATTCATTTGGCTCAGTTGTTGGGTAATTTGTGCTGTCGAATTTATTGGCCATAAATTTAAAATATATCTATACTTGATTATAACAAATATTTATAACCAATTGTTACATTATATTTAATATTTATTATGGCTAATTTTTATATAATTAATATTACTTTCTTTAAATAATTTTTGTGTTGTTTCAAAGCTTTTAATCCATTTCTTTTTAGGAAGATTTGGTGAATGTGCTACAACCTCTTTTATACCAACTTGAATAATACCCTTAGCACACTCATGGCAAACTTCTAATCCATATACAAATAGCGTAGAGTTTTCTAATGATATTCCGTTTAAGGTAGCATGATATATGCAATTCATTTCAGCATGAATAATATATTTTTTTTTTAATTCTGGTGTTTTATATATATTAAGCGAATCATTAAACTGTTTAGGAAATCCATTATAACCTTGCGATAATACCTGACCTTTTGAACCTATAGCAACTGCACCAACTTTAACTGAAGGGTCTTTAGACCAGCTGGCAAATTTTTTTGCTAATTCAATATATTTTAAATTCCATGAATCAGAATAGTTAGACATTAACTTTTAATTTTTGCGCAGCATTATGTTTATAACTGGAAATAATAAAATCATTATTATAAATATTATTTATGCCAGCTTGATAATTTAACTTAACTGCAGGAGGATTAAATATTTGTAGCTCGTGTACAGTCCTTGCAAATTGTAAATGATTATTATAGATATGCGCATCGCCTAAATTAAATATTAGCTTATGAGGAGTTATATCTAGTTCATTAGATAAAACTAACATTAATAATGCATGAAATAGAATATCCGAAGGAAGTCCTACCATTACATCAGACGAGCGCATATTGACTAGTAAATTCAAATGATTACCATGAATTAATAATTGAAAACCATGAAAACATGGCAATAAAGCCATTTTATCAGCATCAATTGGATTCCATGCAGTTACATATAATCTTCTTGATTGAGGATTTATTTTTGCTTCTTCAATAACATTACTTAATTGATCTATTTTAAATCCAGAATAATTTCTCCATTGATAACCGTATATAGGCCCAAGATTTCCATCATCTTCCGCCCAAGCATCCCAATAATTACAACCTAAACTTTTAAAGTCGTTAACATTAGTATGACCTCTTAAGAAAGCTAACAGCTCACCAATAACGCCTTTATAAAATATTTTTCTATGTGTTAATAAAGGAAAGCCTGCCTTAAGATTTAATTCTAGGTTAGCACCAAATATACTTTTTGTACCAACGCCTGTTCTTTCTTTATCTCTATTAACGCCTTCAGTTAATACTTTATTAACTAAATTAAAATATTGTTTTTCATTTTCCATTTTGTTTTTTTAAATAAGCGCCATAAAAACTAGCATAGTTAATTAAATCTAAAACAGAATCATAACTGGATTCAAAGTTAGGCTTCTTTTCATCAAATGCAATTGACTCCAAACGTTTTACTTTTGTTTGAATCATTTGCAAATACGAATGATGCCCATACGGAAAATATTCTTGCTTAGCCTCAGAATCTTTTGAATTATAATCCTCGGCTTTTTGTTTTTGTAAAGCTGCCGCTTCGCTTAATACTGAATGCATAACTACTCCTTATCTAAAAAATTTAATTTACCAATATTATCAAAATGCTGCGGAGCTTGCCAGTTTTCTGGCTTTACAAGATCAGGCAATCCTAAAGGATTCGGCCTGCTATCTTTGACCCCTATTTTTTTCTGCATGTTTGCATAATGAACTCGCTTCCATGCTTTTTTAATATCTACATCAAATGCATCTAATGAGCCTAATGCAATTACAATAATATCTATAAATGCATCAACAACTTCAT